CCGACGACGACGCGCTTGCGGGCGCGGCCGCTGAACGGCCCCGCGAAGGGATCGGCGAAGCCGGATGCAGCGGCGGCCTCCCGCCAGCGCGTTCCGTCCCAGGCCGTGAAGCGATTGCTCGCCTGCACATAGGCGACCCAGCCGGCGCCTGGCGCATAAAAACGCCAGGCGCCGTCCTGCCACACGGCCACCTCCCCATCCGCGCCGGCCCAGGCGCCAGTTCCCGCTCCAACGATATGGCGATCGCCTTCCGCCGGCGCGGCAGGCGGGGCGGCGCGGCCGGCGTCGCGCACGGCAAGCTGAACCAGGTCGTCCAGAATGGTGAGGCCTTCATTGACGGTGACGTGTTTCTGCGATTGCCCGGCCGCCACCAGGGGAAGGCCAAGGCGCAAGGTCCCGGTCATGGAGAACTCCGCAACGGTTTCAGGAAATCGTGACAATCGCGCGCGCGGGGAAACCACGCCCGGCGACAGCGCTGATCTGCATGACGGCGAGATCAAGCGTCGCCTGGGCCGCGCCGAAATCAGCCAGTTCCGCCGCGGCCGGATAAAGGATCGCCGGCGCATCGCCACTGAGGGTGCGTTTCACGCCGGCGCCGACATGGATATCGATGTCGTAGCGTTCAAAAGCTTCGCCCAGCGGCGGCTCAGTTTCGCCCCAGGCGTCGGCAAGCAGGCGGCTGCGGCGCACGAAACGGATGAGAACGCCTTCCGGCCCACGCCGCGCCCGGATGTGCACGGGCGCAAGCGGCCGTAGCGCCAGCGCCGAGGGCGCCGCCACAAGCTCCTGAAAGGCTCCGTCGCCATGGTCATGGCCGGCAGGTCCCACCCGGTAGCGCATGGTGCGACCAAGATCGTTCAGGTCGCTGGTCAGCGGCGTCAACGCGCGGTCGAGCGCGACGATCCTGGCGCCTGGCGGCAGCAGGCGCTCCGCCGTCGGCTCACTGCCGCCAAGGCCACGCAGCAGCCGGCTGAAGCGCCATATTCTCCCGCCCTGGTCCGCCTCGCCAACCAGTTCAACGCGGCCGGCCGCAAGAATTTCCGTCAGGCCGCTGTCATCCAGCAGCGCGAACAGGTTGGCGCCATCAAACAGGGCGGCGTCATCGACGGAGGCGATCGCGCCGCCACGAATGACCGCCGTAAAGGCGTTGACGTGATCAAAACGCCATAGCGGCCCCGGCGGTAGCGGCGTGGTGGTCCGTCCCGCCATGGCGGGAGCCGCGATCTGGCCAACATGATTGAAATGCCCGCCGTCGGCCGAGCGCCACACCGCCAGCGTTCCCGGCCATGGGTCGGCAAAGGCCGCCAGATATTGCAACGGCTCAGGCTGGGCCAGCGCCGCCGGCAGGTCGAGGGCGAGCGCCAGCGGCGGCCCCGGCAGCGGCGGCGACGGGCGGGCGGCGGGCCGCCAGGGAGCGCCGGCGCCGTCCGGCAGCGTCAGGGCGATGGCCTCCGCCTCCAGCGCGCGGCAGGCGCCATCGACGATGCGGGTAATGCGCCAGGTCCGCCACAGGCCGTCGATGGCCACGGCGATCACGTCCCCAGGCTCAAGGGCCAAAGACCGTGGCGAGATGCGAAGGCTGATGTGGTCACGCGCCTGCCAGAGCCGTTGCAGCCAGATGTCAGCCAGCCGTTGCGCCGCGCCGCGGTGGGTCACCGCCGGCACGTCCGCCGCCGCGGCGCGCTGGCTGAAACCGGCGAGTCGATGTGATGTGGCGGCGGCGCGACGGTAATCGCCGTCACCATCGGTGAAGCCGATGCGGGCGTCACGCGGTAACTCGCTCTCCTGGGCCCGGGTCAGCAGCCATGGCGCGCCATCGTCATCGGGGACCAGATCGTCCGCCGTGAACCAGGCCGAGATCGCGCCCGAAGGGCCACAAAACCGCACGGTTCCGCCGCTGACGGCGGCCTGGCAACCGTACAGATCGCACAGGGGCTGCAAAGCTTCACGCGCCGACATCGGCCGATCGACCACATAGCCGTCGAGATGGCCGTCCACCTCAACGGCGCCGACAGGCGCGTCGGGATCACCGGCGCCAAAATCCACCAGCATCTGGCGCAGCAGCGCCGCCACCTCGACGCCCTCCAGCCGGCCGGTGAGCCAGTGGCCGCAGCCCCAGTTGGCGGCGTCGCCCCAAACACCGGACATGGCCGGGAACGCCGGAAACGGTCGCGCGTCCCACGCCCAGACGTAAATGCGCGAAGGATCGACCATGCGTCCGCCATAGAGCGGCGAAACCGGGTTCCAGCCGTCGTTCGCGCCAAAGGCGGGGTCAAAGCGGCGGATAATCGCCTGCACGCCGCGCATTTGCATGAGATCATCGCGAAAGCCGAGCGAGAATGGCGGCGCGGCGTTCTCCGACGACTTGGGATCGGGAAAGACGTTGGGGCCGTTGGTTCCCTTGTCGACGGCGGGCACGCCGATCTCGGTCAGCCAGATGGGTTTGCCGGCCGGAACCCAGGCCGTGGGGCCGACCTCGACGCCGCCGGCGCGGCGCAGATGCGGATTGCTCCACCAGCCAACCAGATCCTTGGCGCGATAGATCCATGGCTTGCCCCATGCGCCATCGACGATGGGTGAGCGAACCTGCGCCGCCCTGTCGGGCCCGGAGGCGTAATACCAGTCGAAAGCCTCGCCCGCGCCCAGTTGCCCGGTGAGATAATCCAGATCGTAGACGCTGCCAGCCAGTCCGGCGTCCGCATGGCCGGCGCCGTCACGCCAGTCAGAAAACGGCGGATAATAGTCGACGCCGACCGCATCAATGTGCGGGGAAGCCCAGACCACATCGAGAGGAAAATCCACGTCGGCGCCGCCATTGCGCACATGGGCTCCATATTCGGTCCAGTCCGCCGCATAAACCAGCTTGCAGCCGGCGCCGAGCACGGCGCGAACGTCCCCGGCCAGCGCCGCGAACTGCTCCGCCGCCGGATAACCCGCGGCGCCGCGAACCCGCGTCAACCCAACGAATTCCGAGCCGATGACGAAAGCCTCGACGCCGCCGGCCAGCGCCGCGAGCGCCGCATAGTGCAAGATAAATCGGCGATAGCTCCATTGCGGCGCACCGGAAAACACCACCGTGGCGAAATACGGCGTGAACTCCCCCGGCGCCGCGTCGCCGAAGAAGCGCGCCACCTGCGCCGCCGCCGCCGCCGATCCATCCGGCGTCCCGGCCACATCTGGCCCCGGATGGCAGGTCATGCGGCCACGCCAGGGAAACGGCGCCTGCTCGCTCCCCGGATTGCGTGGGTCGGCCCGGCCATTGCCAGGCGCGATATCCATCATGACGAAGGGATAAAGCGTCACGGCGAGCCCGCGCGCGGCCAGTTCCTGAATGATACGGATCACCGCGGCGTCGGACGGGGTTCCGCCATAGGCCGGCCGGCCGTCGATCAGGCTCACCGGGCGGGTCAACGCGCGGGCCTCGCCGCTGACCATCCATGGATCGCCAGTGGCCGGTTTGTCGTGGCGCTCGACGCGCGGAGCGATGGAGCAGTCGCCGGCGCGCAGGTCGTCGCCGAACCAGCTGACCACCAGGGCCACCCGTTGCAGATTGGGGCACAGGGCCTGCAAGGCGTCGAGCGAGGCGGCGATGTCGGTGGGCCCATGCAACTGATGGCGATTTTCTGGCGCGCTGACGCCCTCGGCAGGCGTTTGCACGCGCCAGAGCGGATCGTAGCCATATTCGGTGGAGCCAGGGATCAGATCGACGGCGCGGATCATGGCGCACAGGCCGTTGACCGGTCGCACCACCTCGAACGAAAACTGTGGAATGCGATTGCCGAAATCGGCCAGCGGCAGACGCTCGAACACCACATAGGCCAGGCCGCGATAGGCCGGCGCGTCGCTGGGGCCCTCCTTCGCGACGATCAGCGGATCAGCCTGCTGATCGGCCGCGCCGGCATGCATGCGCATGGTCACCGTCGCCAGATCCAGCTCATCGCCATCGGCCCAGACGCGGCGGACAAAGGCGATGGGCCCCTCGCACAGACCCACGGCGAGATTGGCGAAATAGCTCCAGGTCTGATCCGCGCCGCTCCCCGCGTCGGACAGGGCGCCCTTGCCGCCGGCGCCGCTGCGGGCCGACGAAAAGCTGGCGACGCGTTCGATCCGCGTCGCCCAGATCAGTTGCCCGCCAATCCGCGCCCGCCCGTAAACCTTCGGAATCGGAGCGCCTTCTGTGGACGTGAGGCCGGGCACATCGGTCAGGGCCGGCGCGGCGGTCGCCTTGCGGCCGTCCAGGGAGGACAGCAGGCTGGAATCGACGGCGCTGCCCGCCAGCGCGCCAAGCGCCCGCCCGGCAATGGCGCCAGCCGGCCCGGCCACGGCCGCGCCCATGGCTCCGCCCGCCACCTGTAACACCAGCGTCGCCATGACAGTCTCCCATCGGGTTTGATTGCATCAGCGGGTCGCGGGCAGATCAGGAAAGGCGAAGGCATACGCCGCATGACGTCGCCACCAGCGGGTGAGCGCGACCTCCGTCACCACCGCGCCGTCGTGGGCGTGGATCATCAGCCCTCCGCCGGTGAGGATGGCGCAGTGCCTGGCGGGCGCGTAAGGCCGGAAGCGGAACAGCAGCACGTCGCCGGCGGCGGCCTCATCCAGCGCGATCTCGCGCAAGTGCCGCCGGGCGGCGTCGCGGAAGCTCTCCTGGCCGCCGGCCTCGGCCCAATCGGGCGCGTAAGGCGGCGGGGCCTCGGGCTCGGCGCCGTAAATCTCGCGCCAGACGCCGCGCACCAGCCCCAGACAATCGCAACCAACACCGCGCAGCGACGCCTGATGCAGATACGGCGCGCCAAGCCAGCGCCGGGCCTCGCGCACGACCGCGACGCGGACAGCGTCGGCCGTGGGATTATCGCCGGCGCTCACCGGAACATGCTCCCGCCATCCATGGCGCCCCGGCCCGAGGCGCCGCGACCGATGGCGAAATCGTTGCCGGGCATGTGCGGAAACCCCCGGAAGTTCGCCACATTGGCGAAACGGTCGCGGCAGCTTTCCAGGCTCCTGTCGCAACCGGCGGTGACGGTAAAGGCGTCGCCGGCCGCTACCGGCTGCACGGTTTCGCCCCACAACATGAGCGCAACGACGCCAGCCAGTGCGTGGTGCTGCTTCACCGCGAAGACGGCGCCGGCGTTGGCGCCCGAGGTCCAGACGAACTGGCCGTGCGTGAACCAGCCGCTGGCGTAGCCGGCGAGGCCGTCGCAGCGGAAGCTGCTGCGGCTGTCACCCGGCTCCGCTACCGTGCCGGCGGCGCGCATACCGGGGCGGTCAAGATCGACCCCGCAGCGCGCGTCGCCAAGGTCGGCGGCGCAGGCGGCGCGATAGACGCCGCCGCGGGTTTCATCCAGCCGGTGCATGACGCTGCGCAGTTCGGCCGTGAAGGCATGATCGCTGCGGCTGACCTCGCCAATGCCGCCGACGTCGAGCAGCAGGCGATGTTGTGGCTCGCGCCAGTCCACCAGCCAGATTTCGACGCGGGCGCCGTCGTAACGGCCGGCCATGATGTCGTCGCCGGTGATGGCGGCGGAGGTCAGGACGCCCGCCGCTTCCCCGCCGCCGATGGCGAACCCCAGCTCCGCCGTGCGTTCGGCCGCCTCAAGCCCGGTCGCCGCCGCGTAAACCACGTCGCCAAAAGCGATATCGCGGTCGTGGTCGGTGAAGCCAAGGACAAAGCCGTCAGCACGGGCCAGCCGCCAGCAATGGGCAAGCGTCGTCGTCTCGCTGGCAAGGCGCGCAGCGAAGCCTTCGGGAACAGCGCGCATGACGCCTCCTCGTGAGTCATGTCAGGGAAGAATCTCCACCACCGGGATCGACGGAATGTCCCCGGCGGCGAAGGAGGCCAGATCGATGTCCAGCACGTCGGTATCGAAACGCACCGGCACGTCGAACAAAAAGCCGGCGGTGACGCTGGCGCCCGCCGGTGGCGCGCTCCCGGTGGCAAAGGCGATCTGACCGCTGGCGTGGTCAACGGCGAACACGGCAGGCGACGCCTCCACGCCATTGACGGCGACGCGCACCGAGCCGGCGACCGGCTTGCGAATGCCCCGCGTCCAGGGCGCGAAGCCGCCGCCATAGGTTTTCGCCAGCTGGAACGTCGTCTGCGCCCCGTCGCCAACGCCCACCGCCTGATCGACAGCGGACGGCGCCATGGAGGGCGCGCAACTGCGATCATCAAGCCGGTCACGCCAGCGGAAACCGTGCAGGCGGCCGCGACGCTCCTCAAAGAAGCTCACCACTTCGGCCAGCGCGTCGAGGGTTTTGATCCCGTAACCGGCGTCATAACGCCGGCGGGAGTCGGCCCAGCGGGCGTTGCGATGCTCGCGGCCGGAGCCGAGCGTGACGATATCGGTGCGGCGCTCCGGTCCGCCGCGCGCGCCCAGCGCCACATCGACGGGGAAGCGCACCTCATGAAAATCAGCCATGCAGGCCCCCTTCGGCTCACATGGCCCGCTGGCCGCGCGCCACCGCGCGAGCCACGGCGGCCGAAACCTGCGCCCGCGAGGCGCGGAAACTTTCCACGTCGCGGGCGGCGATGTTCACGGTCACATTGACCGGCCGGCCGCCGGCCGCCTGCACGCCAAGCCGGCCATCGGCGCCGCGCTTCAATGGCATGATCGCCTCGGCGCCCTGCTCGCCTATCAACCCGACGCCGCCGGTCATGGGGAAGAAGGTCGGGGCGGCGACGACGCCGCCTTTCGCAAATGGCTGCACACGGCCGCCCGAGAACACGTTGCCTTTGGCGCTGGCGGTGACGCCGCCAAGGCTCGCCCCCAGGGTTTTCACCAGGGATTCGAGCCCCGAGCCCAAGGCGCCCTCCAGCGGCTTCAGCGCGGCGTTGAGGGCGATGTTGCTGAGGCGCGCGCCAAGGTTGACCAGAACCTGATCGAGGCTTTTGCCACCCGCCATGCCGCTGGCAAACGCCGCCGTCATGGCGCCGCCAGCCCGGCGGGCCATGTCATCGAGATTGCGGAACGCCTCGGCGGCGTCCTGCACCGCCGAGATATCCCAGGAGGAACCCTGCCCTCCTGGGCCCATGTCTGGATCATCCGCCATGCAGTTCCTCCATTTTTGCGGGGAATCAGTCCGGGAACGCCGCGGTCAAACCGGCGAAATCGGCGCGCGCCGGCGCATCGGGGGTGGGGCCTGTCTCTCCCGTCCCCCGCATGGCGGCGGCCAGTTCGCGCGGCGTCATCGCCCAGAAGGCCTCGGGCGCAAGGCCAAGCCGGCCAAGGCCGAAAGCCATCACCGCATCCCAGGGAAAAGGCCGCGCGTCAGGATCAGCAGCCGCCGGACAAAAGGGCGCTCTGGCCCCTCCTCCGGCGCCGCGGCGCGCGCCGCGTCAGGATCACCGAAGGTCAGCGCCAGCAGTTCGGCGACCGCGCGCGCCAGGCCAGGCAATTCGCCAGCCACCGGCAGATCAGCCGCTTCGGCGTCGGTGACGCAACGCCCGGCGCCCCGCATGGCCACGGTGACGATGGCCTGCAGATCGCGCGCCGATAGCGCGCCCCGGCCAAAGCGGGCGGCGAGTTGCGCCAGATCGTCAACCTGAAAGGCGGTTTCCAGTTCGGCCAGGGCGCCAAGCGTCAGACGCAGCCGCACCGGCTGGCCGCCGATGGTCGCCACCACCTCGCCGCGCCGGCGGTTGCCCGAATGGCGGAACGCCAGGGAACCCGCCGCCAAAGGCTGTATCGAAACAGACATGAAGCCCCCTGTCAGACCGGTGTGAACGCCAGCGCGCCGGCGGATTCCAGGGCGAAGTCGAAGGTCACCTCGCCCGCGTGTTCGCCGCGATATTCCATGGCGGTGATCTGGAACGGCCCGTCGATGCTCCCGAAGCCGGGAATGACGATGCGCCAGGCGCGGATGTCACCGGCGAAGAACGCCTCGCGCACCAGCGCGTCGCTGGCCTCGTCGAGAAAGACGCCAGCGCCGCTGACGGCGGCGCGCCGCACCCCGGCGCCGGCCAGCAATTCACGCCAGCGGCCGCTGGATTCGGCGTTGGTCACATCCACCGCGTCAGCGTTGAATGCGATCTGCCGCGCCCGCAAGCCGGCCACCGTCATGAAAACGCCGGGCGTTGGCCCGGCGATCTTCAGCAGCAGATCCTTGCCCTTTTGCGCTCCCATCCCGTGCTCCTGTTTCAGGTGACCCCATTCCCGGTGATGGCCGTCAGCGTCAGCCGCACCTGCGGCAGGCCGCTTTGCGGATCGCGACGCACGTCCTCGCGGGCAACGCGCAGCAACACCAGACGATGGCCGGCCAGCGGCAGGTCCGCATCATCCAGCAGCGCCCGGATGCGCGCCGCGGCTTCCAGCGCCGGCCGGGGTCCACCCGGCCGCGACCAGACGGTCAGGCTGAATTCATGACTCTCGCGGCGCTGCGATCCGGCCGAGCGGTCACGGGCGGTCGCCCCATCGAACACCACGTAAAGGCCGGAGACGCCGCGCGGCGCGGCGTCGTAGACGCGGGCGCCGCCGAGCATGGCGACCAGCGGCGCATCCGCCGTCAGGGCGGCGTGAACCGCGACGCGCAGCGCCAGAACCGGGGAAAAAATCGTCCCGTCATCACCAGGCTCCGCCCCGTTCATGCCGTTTCCTCCTCGACGCGCACATCAAGCCACGCCTTTCGCCCGTCCGGATCGCCGCCGCCGAGGATGGTGAAAATCCGCGCGCCATCGCGCAGCCGCCGGGTTCCATCGAGATCATCGCGCCAGCGCAGGCGCACGCTCCACACAACCGCCAGCGCTGGCCGGTCAGCCATGTCGCGCGGCGCGGCGCGGATCAGGCGAAACGACGCCCAGACGGCCGCCTGAGGGCTCCAGACACGGCTGAATCCGCCGGCGCCGTCTGGCGTATCGACAGCCTGCTCGATGATGATGCGACGGCGCCGCGAACCGCCGCCGTTGACGCCAGTCGCGTTCATGCGAGCCTCATTCATACGAGCCTTATGGGCCGGAACGGCGCCAGCAGGGCGCGCACCGCATCGGGCAGCAACGACGCGCCGCGAGGCGCCGGGGCCTCGCCCCGGTTATCAAACCAGCAGGCGACCATGGTCCGCACGGCGAGGCGCAACGGCTCCGGCACATCGGACGCCGCCACGCCATGACCCACGCTCACATCGATCTCGACGTGGCCGCCAGACAGCTGCGGCGGCGTTGCCGGCATGGCGATCATCCCGGCGCCCACATCGGCGCGAAACCCCGCGACGTCGAGCGCGGCGGCCTCACCCGCCCGCGACACCAGGCGCACTGCTT